AGCGCGCTCGAGCTCAGCGACGAGCTGCCAAGGTAGTCGTAGCCAGCTAACTCAACTCATCAAAGATAACAGTTCATCTCACGGTGTCGTGCCATGGGGTGGCTAACTTGTTCTTGCAATTTGCGGAGGGAATAATTTGCCGGATCACCAAGTTAAAAATCAAAAACGTCACATTAGTCCGGCGAAACAGAGTTGTTTCAGGCCGAAATAATGTGACGAATGGATGCCGGAATAGCGTGCCGCGCGACATGACACCTCAACAGACGGCGTTATGAAGATTAGTGGCTATGGCACAGTCTTTGGACAACCAGCCCAAGCAGATACATTTGTCGAATATATGCAACCAGAAGCGATAGACGGGGTAGACCTATCTGGCGTTTTGCTTTTGTACGCCCATGATAGCTCAAACATTTTAGCCCGTGCTGATAGCGGCACACTGAGTTTGAAGGTAGATAAGACGGGGTTAGCCTTTAGTGCTACCTTGCCTGATACCACACTGGGGCACGATACATACAACAATATCAAAGCCGGCAATATCAAGGGCTGTAGTATTGGTTTTCAAATTGCACCAGACGGGGATAGCTGGCAACAGGTCAATGGGCAAACAACCCATATCATTACAAAGATTGCCAGTGTGGCAGAAGTCAGTTTAACACCAATCCCAGCATATACAGAAACGTCTGTAACCGTGCAACGTGATTTAGCAAAAATGAAGCAGGAGGCAAAGAGTTTGGCAGAAAAAGAACAAGCCAAAGAACCGGTAAAAGAACCGGAAACAACTAGCAGTACCACGACTACCCAAGCACCTAAGGCAGAACCTGAAAAGGTTGCCCCAGAAACGCGGGAAGTAGAACCAGCCAAGGAAGCACCAAAGGCTGAACAACCTAAGGACAATGAACTGGACAACCTTAAGAAGCAAGTCTCTTCATTGTCTGCTCAATTTAAAGCGCTTATGGATAAGCCGAATAAAGCACCAGAAAAGCGCGATGCACAAGCTATTAACGAAAAAGAGGTAGAGAAACCTATGGCAAAGACCATTACTGAATTAGATGAAAAGTCAGTTGAACAACGCGACTTAGAAGCATTTTTGAAGGGTGAAAAGGTAGAACGCCGGGACGCTAACGGCTTTACCAGTACAAAAGGTGAAGCAGTCTTACCACTTGAAGTACTGAACGTCTTGAAGCAACCAGATGACCCAGCGCAACTCAGCGGCTATGTAAATAAGGTGCAAGTATCCGCCGCTACTGGTAAGTTGCCAGTCCTGAAGCGTGCTACTGCTCAATTGGCAACCGCTGAAGAATTGGCGCAAAACCCACAAATTGCCAACGCTACTATTGATAAAGTCAATTACGATGTTGCTACTTACCGTGGTCAATTGCCTATCTCTATGGAAATGGCTCAAGACTATGGCGACATTACTTCTCTGTTGGCTCAATACGTACAAACCGTGAAGAACCAGACTGAACAACACAAGATTGGCGCTGTCTTGGCTAAGGCTACCCCAGTAGCCGCTAAGTCAATCGACGACATTAAGGATGCATACAACAAAGGCTTAACTAACTATGGCTCTGACCGTATGTTTGTTATCAGTGAAAGCCTCTACGCTGAATTGGACAAGGCTAAGGACAATGACGGCCGCTACTTACTCCAAGATTCTATCGCTAGTGCCACTGGTAAGAGCTTGCTTGGCGCAGCCGTTGTGATTGTACCAGATGACGTGTTGGGTAAGGCTGGCGACAAAGTAGGTTTCGTGGGTTCTGTTAAGGCGTTCGTTCTTGAAGCTATCCGCGCTCAAGTGACCCTCAACTGGACACATAACGAACAGTTTGAACAGATTTTGGGCGTAGCCTTTAGAGCTGACTTTGAAGTAGCAGACGCCGACGCTGGTAAGTTTATCACCTACACGCCCAGCCAAGCAGGCAAGTAGTAAGTATTAAATAAGTACACCGTCGCCTATAAAAGACATAATACTGTGATTATACAGGGCGGCTAAAGGGAGGTAAGCAGATGGACACAGCAAAACTAGCGGGTGAGTTGCTAACAGAATTGAACCTAGATGATAGCGAGCTAGCCACCTTGCAAGCCCAGATTGAAGCATCAGTAGACATAGTAAAGCGGTCAGTGGGCACGATTGACGAAGCCAACCCAACCACCATTAAAGCAGTGAAGACAATTGCAACACAGCTATACTATGACCGGACTTTGGCAGACGGGCTATCACGGGGCGTCATGATGATGCTAACCCACTTACAGGCAGGTGCAAGCCATGTTTAAGCCTAGTGATTTTAGCCGGACTGTGAAGCTTGGCAATGTTGGTAACGTCGTGATTGGCGGGGTTAACCGTGACAAGTTTATCCCAGAATACTCTTTACACTTCAAAGCTCAGAAGCGCACGTTATCCCAACAATATCAGCTTGTGGGAACGCGCTTAGATGAAACTATCACCATCATAGTCAGACACGATGTGAGAAACGAAACCGCAACAATGGCCCAGATTGGCCTTACTCCATATGACGTTATAGACGTGTCCCCAGATGATGGCGGGGAGTATATCCGCTACGACTATATCACCTTAAAGCAGGTGAAGGGGCATGGCTGATTTAGATGAAGCATTACAGGACTACTTAGACAGTGTAAAGAAGATTGCCAACATGTCCTTGAAAGACCAGACAAAGATTACTAGTGCTGGTGCAAAGGTCATGGCTGATAAGTTAGAGCATACAACCGCTGTTAAGCATCCTGACTATGGCAAAGGTGGTAAGTTTGGACACTTGTCTAAAGACGTAGGTTGGCAAGCGAAAAACGTCGATGGCAAGAAAGATGGGACTAGTACCGCCGGTTTCACACAAAAAGAGTTTGTGGCCCGCTTCTTGAATGACGGCACACGCTATATCCAAGGTGACCACTTTGTAGAAGACGCAAGACAGGACGCCCAAAACGACGTGTTAAAGGCAGAATCGGCGGAATACAAGAAGCTATTAAAAAAGATTGAGGGTGAATAAATGACGATAGTAGAAGAGGCTAAAAACCTATTAGATGCGGCAAACATTGCCGGTATTGACGCCATTTATACATACAATATCCCAAAATCTAACGCTACTGACACCTCTAAGACTGAGCTATTGATACAAGACAATGGCGCAATCACTGAGGCTTATGGTAACGATGACTTCCACGCTTTAACGGGTGAGATTGAGGTACAGCTTTGGTACTCGGACACCACCCCACCGGATTATGACGCTGTAGAGTTGGCAATACTCAAGGCATTTACAGCACACAATTGGCAAGTTTCCGGTTGGCGGCGTCGTATCGCTGACCCAGATACTAAGCAACTCAGTAACACAACATATATCACGCGCACGAACAACGTATAGAAGAAAAAGAGGTAGAAATACATGGCAGTAGTAGGCGTAAAGCTGGTTAAAGTCGCATTGGTTGACGATAACCAGAAGATTATCACCGGAGAAGAAGGATTGTCACAAGATGGCATTTACACAATTGACAATAAAGATTTAGGGACTAAATCAGCCAACATTACAGGCTTGGCGGGCACAATCACTAAGATTTATGGAAATAACTCAGCCCAAGACGTGACTGTCGGGACAGCGGCACCAACTGTAGCCCTAGACATTAACAACCTTGATTTTGTGGTTGACCAAAAGCTCAAGGGCTTTGTATCCGACAAAAAAGGCGGTTGGACTGACCAAAAGATTAAGCAACATGTCGCCCTTTTGATTCAAACACAGTCTATTGACCGCAAGCATAATATCTACTTTGGTTTCGGGAATGGCTTGTGGACAGAAGCTGAAAAGAACTTGCAGACTGACGACGACACTGAGCACCGTGTCGATGATGCGCCAACCTTTACCGCGTTGGACTGCATCGCATTCGGCCATGTACCGTACAAGATTTACTCAGACTTTGAAACCGCATTTAAGGAAGACGCAATGATGACAGAAGTGTTCTCTGGTTATCCAGTGAGTAGTTCCAAGTAGCACCACCACGACGACTAAGGCCAAAGCTTAGACATGTCAATGATGCTAAAGCATCTATTGGCAGTGTTGTCAGACGCGATTCTGAACCAAGTTTAGACATGAGCCATTGATAACTGGTCAACCGCGAGAACCAGAGGCCGTCTGAGCTACCTACCGTAAATGCCCGCATACTTACTACTATTAAAGGAGTTATAAAATAATGAAACTAACAGTTAAGCAACTAGGCAACAAGCACTATGAAGTAAAAACCACTAACCGTAACATGCGGGCCATGTTTGCATTACAGTTGACGATGGCTAAGGCTGACGACCTAGACGGCCTCGACCCACAAGAACAGGTACAACGCTCATTTGACATGTTGAACCAAGTTACTGACTTTATTTCTGGGACTTTGGGCTTGAACGACAAGGAAACCGCTAAGCTGGATGACTTGGAATTTGAAGACACTGTAGAGATTGCCAACTATATCATTGCTCGAATGATGGGCTTGTCAGACGAAGATATTGCATTGGCGGAAAAGCAAGACCAAAAAAGCCAAGACGAAGACTGAACCAGCTCAACTAGTCTATGAGTTTCAGAATCAACTAGAAGATTTTGACTTGATGGCTAAGGATACACTAGTCAACTTGCACTATACCCCAGAACAATTTGATAGTAGTGATTACTACCGGCTATTGCAGATTATGGGTGCTAGAAAGCAAGAAGACCGGCCAGTAGACCCAGCACAGCTCTACTCACAACTAACAACCAAGGGATAGGCGACATACCAAAGTCGTTTATCCCTTTTTTTATACATATATATATATAGGAAGGAACACGACAATGGCAAAAACAGTACAGGCTGAAATGAGCACCAAAATTGCCCTTGATTTAGTCGGGGCTACTAAGTCAGTCAATGGGTTAACTAGTGCTGTCAAGGCGTCGCAATCAGCATGGAAGGCACAGGAAGCCATGCTCAAGTCTTCTGGCGATACCTTGAAGGCGGCCCAGACTAGATATGAAGGCCTTGGTAAGTCTATCGACAGCCAACAGAAGAAGATTGAGCTGTTAAAAAAACGGCAGTCTGAACTGCAAGGCAATACCAAGGACACCGCAAAAGCCTACTTAGCCTATAAGAAGGACATTGACTCTGCTACTAAGCAACTGTCTAGCTTACAATCTCAGCAAGAACGCGCCAAGTCTGCTATGTCCTACCAAGAAAGCGGCTTAGCTAAACTACAAAAGGGCTACAAGGAAATGAACACTGTTTCCAAGTCCTATGTGGAAAGACTGCAAGCAGAAGGTAAAACACAGGAAGCTAACCAAGCTAAGGTAAACGGTTACAAGTCTTCTATCTCTAATCTGTCTAAGCAGTTAGAGCTACAAGAAAAGGAACTAGAACGGGTTGCCAGCTCTACAGGTAAGACTAGCTCTGAGTATGCCAAGCAGAAGACACGGGTTAACGAAACTGCTACCAGCTTAGCCAAGGCTAAAGGCAATATGAATGAACTCAATGAGGCCATGAAAAAGGCCAACCCAAGTCCATTCAACCGGATTAAGACAGCACTTTCAGGCGTCAATGAAGAGGCTGAAAAGACACACTCCATTTTCAAGTCTGTGTTTGCCGCCAATATCATGAGTAACGTGGTTTCTAGTGCTTGGTCACACCTTTCTGGTTGGATTTCTAGTGCTACAGACAGTGCCAAAGAGTACTCACTAGCTCAGCAAACCATGAACGCTACTTGGACTACCCTTACTGGTAACGCTAAGCAGGGCCAAGCCATGGTAGACATGACTAACCAGATGGCGATTGCCGCCAACAACGCAACTGACATGGTTGATGGACTGAATCAGAAGTTTTACTCAATCAGTAAGAACGTTGGGACTACTAAGTCATTAACTCAGTCTGTATTGACCTTACAAGATGCCTTTGGGCAAAGCGATGACGCTGTAATGAACTTCTCTACCCAGTTTAGTCAGATGATGGCTAATGGCAAGGTGTCGTCTCAAGACATGATGTCTTTTGTTAATGTCTTTCCGGTCCTCAGAACTAACCTTTTGAAGGCTGAACAGGCTGTAACGCATAACTCTAAGTTGACCATGGCGCAAATGAACGACCTCATGAGCGCGGGTAAAATCAGCTCTGCCACTATGATTAAGGTTGTGCAGGACACTGCTCATGAATATGGCTCTGCTACTGAAAATTTTGGCAAGACAATTCCTGGCATGATTCGGACGGTCAAGTCACAAATGCCCGTCTTGTTATCCGCAATCACTACACCACTCACCACGGCGGCTAACCCCATTATCGGGACTATCTCAGGCTGGGTGTCTAGCACTAAGACTAAGGCGCTGTTTACCAAGGTAGGTAAAACCTTTGCAGACGGGCTTAACAACACTATCAAAGCCTTTTCAGCTGGTGGCGGTGGCAATGCAAGCTCTTTGACTGACAAGCTCAATGCGGGTGTGGAAAAGCTTAACAGTTTAATTAGTAAAACCTTTGCTTACTTATCAGCACACGCTAAGGATATTAAGGGCATAGCTAGTGATACTTGGGAGATTGCCAAGACGCTTGCTAGTGGTGTCTGGGAAACCTTTAAGGGCGTTCTGTCCACCATTGGTGACCTGTTAGGCGTCACCGGTAAGAACGGTAAGAAAGCCGCTGACCCGCTCGAAACTATTCACAGCATTCTGAATTGGATGGTTGAACACAAGCAAGGTGTGAAGGACTTTGGTGAGATTCTAGCCGGTTTATGGATGACTTCCAAGGTGCTCAGCTTTGCCTCAGCGATTGGCAAGGTATACGACGGCTTAACCAAAATAACCTCAGGCAAGCTAGCAACCGGATTAAAGACAACCTTAGGCAACTTTACTAGTGGCAAAAGTTTTGGCGGATTTGGGCAGTCTATCAAGTCAGCCGGTGGCGTCAAGGGTCTTACAACCGCTGGTAAGGTAGGTAACGGTCTAGCTGTTGCTGGTGGTGCTATTGACGCCGGAATGAGTATCTACCAAGGTACACAGGACAAGAAAGGCTCTACTAAACAGTATGAAGACTATGGTACTGGTATTGGGACTGCCATAGGTACTGGTATTGGTACTTTCTTTGGTGGCCCACTTGGTGCGATGATTGGTGCTAAAATTGGCGGATTTATCGGTAAGTGGGGTGGCGATGGCGCAAAGAAGTTTATGACCGGTTGGGACTCTATCAAAGGCGAGAAACCAGATGACTTCTTAGGCAAAATCGGATACGACGCTCACAAGTCTGTAAATGGTGTTACCAAGTGGTGGCGCAATCTCCAAAAAGAAGACAAAAAGCAACAGAAGCAACTTGCCAAGCAACAAGCGGCCCAAAACAAGAAGTCTAAGAAGGACTGGGACAACTTCTGGAATGGCGTTGGTAAAGGCTGGACTAACTTCTGGTCTAACTATGCCAAGAAGGAAAAGAAGAACCAAGCAGACGCCAAGAAACGCCAAGATGCTCAGAATAAAGCTATCTCCAAGGATATGTCTAACTTCTGGTCTAGTGTTACCAAAGGCTGGTCTAATTTCTGGTCAGGCATTGGTAAGTGGGCTACAAATGGCTTAAACAGCCTAGCGAAAACCATCACTTCTAAGCTCAACTCTATTCACAAGGGTTGGAACTCTATGTGGTCTAGCGTGGGTAAGTTTTTCAGTAACATTATGAACTCAATCAATAAGGCCGGTAGCTCTGCCCTCAACTGGTTAGCCTCTAAGTTTAACTCAGCTGTTTCGGGTATCCGCAAGGGTTGGAACTCTATGTGGTCTAGCATAGGTAAGTTTTTCAGCAACACGCTTGATTCTATCAAGTCAGTGGCCGGTAATGCTTTAGGCTGGTTAGGTTCTAAGTTTAGCTCAGGGCTTTCCTCGATTTCTAAAGGTTGGTCTAGAGCTTGGAATGGCATGGCTAAAATGTTTGGCGGTATCTGGTCAGGCATCAAGTCAGCCGCCCGTACTGGTCTTAATGGTGTTATTGACATTATCAACGGCGCTATTGGCGGTATTAACTGGGTATGGCAAAAATTCACCGGCCACAATGCTATCAAGAAGATTCAGAAACTAGCTTCTGGCGGTATTGTTGGCAAGATGCAAATGGTCATGGTCAACGATGGTGCTGGTGAAGACTACAAGGAATTGTATAGAACCCCTAACGGGCAGTATGGAATGCTTCAACAGCGCAACGCGATTACTATGTTGCCTGTTGGTACACGGGTATACAACGGTAAAGAAACCAAGGGCATCATGCAGATGGCTGGCATTCAGCACTATGCTACTGGCGGTATCGTGGGTGCAGTTGGAAACTTCTTCGGGGCTGGTTGGGACAAAGTGACCGCTATTGGTGATTGGCTCAAGCACCCTATAGCCAACATGACTAAGGCTGTAGAAGGCGCTGTATCAGGTATGACCGCAAGCACTGAAATGTTTACCAGCTTAGGCAAAGGTGTTGTATCTCACATGGTTTCTGGTGTATCCGCATGGGCTGAGAAGCAACTCAAGAAGCTTGAAGACACCTTAAGCCCAGCTGAACCAAAAGGGACTGGTGTACAACGGTGGAAGCCGTCCGTCATCAAGGCGCTTAAGAAGAATGGCTTTGATGCTACAGCTGGACAAGTAGCTGCTTGGTTGCGGGTTATTGCTCGTGAAAGTAATGGTAACCCTAAGGCTATCAACAACTGGGATTCTAACGCCAAGGCAGGGCACCCATCTAAGGGGCTTGTACAGACGATTGATAGCACCTTTAACGCCTATGCCTTTGCCGGTCACCACAATATCTGGAACGGATACGATAACCTCTTAGCCGGTATCAATTACATGAAGCATATCTATGGCTCTGGTAACTCAGCCTTTGCCCGTGTTTCAGGCTCTGAGGGCTACGCTAACGGGGGCTTTGTCAATGGTGCGGCTTATCGCCTAACTGGTGAAGCTGGCCCAGAAATGATTATGCCGCTGTCTCAGGCTAAGGCTAGTCGTGCATGGCAACTACTCGGTAACGCTGTTGCACAAATCAACAAAAATCAGAACACCCCGAACGTTATAGATAGTGACAGAACTAATACGGACTTGGGTGCAAAGCTAGACAACATTGCAAACTTACTGCAAAATCTGGCATTCGCTATCACGGTTGACCTTGACGGGGACGCGGTAGCTCAGAAACAGGCACCTAAGGTAAAGGCGATTATTGACAATAGCAACCGCTTTGATAATTATTGGAAGACTATATAGGAGGCTAACTAATGGCCGGAATTAGTATTACTTACAATGGGGTAGACCTTGCACAGTGGATGGTGATTACAGACGTTGCCCGCAATATCGGGGCTAACCACACAAACACGATGACCAAAGTCGGCAAGAGTGACGGCCAGATGTGGCAATACTCAAGCTTAGATAGTAAGACGATTGTAGTAGCTGGGGCAGTCTTAAACGACAACCTAGCTGTGGTAAGACGTGAATTAGGGGCTGCTTTGGAGCATGACGGGCCAGCGCCTCTTATTTTGGGTGATGATACAAGCGTTTACTACAATGCTCTGGCAGATGGGCAAGCTTCCATTACAGAAGACTGGCGTAGTGGCTCAGTCTCTATCACCTTTGTAGTCCCAGACGGCGTAGCTCATGCTGTGACACCATCAACCTTTAACAACCACGGCTCAGATGGCCTCATGACTGACAAAGTGGTTGTATCGAACAAAGGTTCTTATAAGGCTTACCCCGTGATTACAGCCAAGATGATTGGGCAAAATGGTGTTGTAAGCCTTGCGAACAGCAACGGCGGGGCGCTTCAATTTGGTAACCCTGAGGAAATCGACGGTACTATTGAACAACGTTCTGAGGAAGTCTTTCATTACACCTTTGATAGTGCGCCAACAGACGTAACGCTTAACGATGGTGTCGTTGCCTATCCTAACTATCTTGATGATTCAACTAAGGCAAACTTACAGACTGGACCTTTTGATTATGCACGAACTAAGGGGACTGCAACACCAGCAAGTGTCCGTACAAAGGATGAATACTGGTCTGGTCCATCTATGAGTGGTTCTTTAAAACCCAACTCTGCCGGAAAACTCAGCGGTAACTTTCAATGGGTCAACCGTTTAAAGTTTGCAACTAAAAAGAGAACTGTTGGACGTTGTGAGTTCAACCTAACTAAAGGTGACAAGGTAGTTGCGTCTTTCTTACTTTATGATGACTCACTTTCTGTTGACAAATTAATGTTTGAAGGCACTGTAAATGGGCAACACCTGTTCTTAGATAACCTGCCGCGTAACTACTACAAAGATGGTGAATATGATTTTGTTATCACGAAAATGGGCGCGCAAGTTACGTTCCGTCTAAACCGTGTTGGCTTAGGTGGTGGCGGTGTTGAGATTCGCACTGTTGACGGATTCGATACCACAGAAGTAGACGGATGGACCGTTTGGCTCACTGGTTTTTCTGATAATCCCGGCTGGTCTATGAACTGGGAAGATTCGTATTTTGATTGGATAAACGTAAACTACTGGAACGATATACCTAACCGCTTCAAGGACGGGGACAAAGTAACTATAGACGTTGCAAACAGGGCTGTATATCTGAATGACGTTGAAGAGAATAGCTTACAGACAGTCGGCAACAACTGGGAAAGTTTCGCATTGCCAACAGGTGATACAACGATTGAACTTGTGCAGTCTTCTTGGGCTGATATGTATGATTGCACGATTGCAGTAAGGGAGGCTTATGTATAGTGGAATTTTATTTTACTGACCGGCAATACAACGTTATTGGCGTTGGCTCTACCGGTGCTACTGCCCCTTTACGGGTAGCGAACGAAACGGAACAGCAAAGCACAAACGCGGCGACAATTGCATTAAATGGTACTTTGTACTTCACTAAGAAACTACTACCAAAAGCAACCAAGATGGCGGCTACTGGTAACTATATCCTGTATGAAGATGACCAAGGTAACGACCAATTTCTAACCATCTTGGAAAGCCATGTATCTGCATCCAGTGAAAGCATTAGTTTTGCCGGTGATTCAGCCGGTAACGACTTGCGGAATGAAACTGTAAACAGCTACACAGCAAGCAAAGCCATGACCTTTGCCCAGTATTTTGCTACTGTGGCGAATGATTCCGGTTGGGAGATTGGTGTAAATGAGGCGGCGAACAACACCCGTACCCTTAGCTGGGAGGGCGAACAGACTGCCTATGAGCGGTTGCTATCTATTGCTACTGAGTTTGGGGTAGATGTAGAGTTTAGCTTTGTCATTGATGGGACTAACCCAGTTAAGCGCTATGTCAATGTTAAGAAGAGTATTGGCTCTGATAACTTTGTTACCCTGTCAGTTGGTAAAGAGCTTAACAGTATCACTATCGACACAGACATGTACGACATGTATAACGCTGTCTATGCGATTGGTGGCACGCCGGATGGTAGCGACACTGCTATCACCCTGAAAGGTTACAAGTGGACTGACCCCACCGGCCGCTATGTACTTACGGCAGATGGTAGCTTACGGGATACGGTTTCTGTGCGGACATGGTCAAGGTTAAGAAGTAACAGTAACCCAACACCGACAGACAGCTACTTAAACCGTGTCAAGAACTACGATGCTGTCACTCAAGCCACGTTATTGCAATCGGCTTTAGCCGACTTGAAGAAGTATTGTAGCCCCGCGGTTAACTACACTCTGGATATTGCCAGCTTGCCGGATAACGTGCACAAAGGCGACACCGTACACCTTGAAGATGAAGAGCAGGACTTACACTTGAGCGGGACTGTCCTAGATATTACACGGTGCTTTTCTACTGGTGTTATCATGGCAACGATTGGCAACTACAAGATAGAAGCAAATAAAATTGAACCTAAGTTGCTGGACATGGCGAACACGTTGAAGAAGCTAAAAGCTCAAAAGCGGTATTGGCCGTGGACACGCTATGCTGATGACGACCAAGGCAATGGGATGAGCGCGTTAGCCGATGGCAAGTCATACATGGCTACTGTGTGGGGGACTAACAGCACACCTAGCGACAACATCTCAGACTATGCTGGTCACTGGACGAAGCTAGGTGGCAAAGACGGTGCTGACGGTAAACCGGGTCCAAAAGGTGGAGATGGTAAAACTCCATATTTTCATATTGCGTATGCTGACAGCAGTGATGGGAACACTAACTTCTCATTGGATACACCGGGTTCTCGCAAGTATATTGGTAGCTATACAGACTTCACACAAACCGATAGCAAGAGTCCATCCGCTTATCATTGGCAACTGGTACAGGGTCCAAAGGGTGACACTGGTAAGGATGGGGCTACTGGTGTTGCCGGCAAGGCTGGTGCTGATGGTAAGACGCCATATCTCCACACTGCATGGGCGAACAGTGCAGATGGCATAAACGGATTTTCAACAGGTAATGATGATATTGTTAAATGGGATAAGTTGACCTCATCATCTTTTACTACTGATACTCCGGAATTCAGTAAGTGGTCATTTTCAAGTGGGATTGTTTCTGTCGAAAACACTTCTGCATCACCTCAGGAAGGTTCACGCGTATATATACAAGGTAGTGTTTTTGACAACACACCTGAAATAATTTCAGTACAGGCTAAGGCAGATAAACCTGCAACAACCTATATTGGGTCGTACCTTGATAAACGTGCCATTTCTGTTGGTACAGATTGGGCAAATTATAACTTTTCAATTGCTATCGGTGGAGCTGTTAGCCTATACTCACAAGCACCGGGTATAACATTTCAATTTAGAAATGTTTCAGTTATTCATGATTACGCATATCGTGGTGAATATACCGACTACACTGCTAATGATTCAACCGACCCAACTAAATACACTTGGGTAAAAGTTAAAGGCGAACCCGGCGCTCAAGGAATCCAAGGTTTACAAGGGTTGCAAGGGCCACAGGGTGACCAAGGTATTCAAGGCCCAGATGGTAAGCCAAGCTACACTCATATCGCATACGCAAATAGTGCCAATGGTGTAACTAATTTTTCAACTTCTGACTCTAATCGTACCTATATCGGGATGTACGTTGATTTTAATATCAAGGATTCAACCACTCCGAGCGATTACTCATGGACGCTTGTTAAAGGTGCTGATGGTGCGCAAGGCACTCCTGGTAAGGCAGGGTCAGATGGTAAAACGCCATACTTCCATCAAGCGTGGGCTGATAGCTCTGATGGTAGCACGAACTTTTCGACGATGGTCTCATTAGGGAAGAAATACCTCGGAACGTACACCGATTACGTAGTTGCTGATAGTAAAGACCCAAAGCAATACAAGTGGACAGAATTAGTTGGTGCTATTAAAATTGGTGGTACTAATCTTTACCTAAGCTCAAAGATGATTACAGATGCTTATGGTATAAACGGAAACGCGACGGTGACAGTAGAGACTTTTGATAGCACTACTAACATGTGGCATATTGTAGCAGCGCAGGGCAATGGTGACGGTGTTGGTATTTCTATTGGGGACTATGCCAACGGAAAAATACCTAATAACTCAGATTGGTCTTATAGTGCTGATATTAAAGGTACTGGTAAGGTTACGTCATTTGGCATAGAAGCTAGTGACAAAAACCCAGTAGTAGGCACTGTTGGCAGTGAATGGTCTCGTATCAGTCAAACAGGGCATGTTAATGAACCCCAAACTAAGACTATAATAATGTATTTTGACACTACTAGCAGTCCGTTAGACGTTTATATCAAGCTGCCTAAGTTAGAATTAGGCAACATGCCTACCGCATGGTCACCCGCTCCAGAAGACGTACAGACACAAGTTGATGACCAAGAAGCCCGCCTAGAAAGCGCGGAACTGTCTATCACACCAGATGCTATCACTAGTACCGTTCTTGGCTCAGATGATTTTCAGACATTCAGTGATGCGAATGCAGAAGACAAGCAAGCATTAACGGATACCCTAGGTAGTTTGCAAGATGACCAACAGGCAAGTTTAAGCCGACTAGCAACTGTTGAACAGACGGCCAACGGCGTTAAAACCTCTGTAGACACTATGGCTACCAAGGTTGACGCACAAGGTAAGACCGTCGCGAATGTTGAAAACTATATGAACTTTGACAGTGATGGTCTTAGCCTAGGGAAGTCTGATAGCTCACTAACGGTCAATATCAACAACCAGCAAATGACCTTTAAGGATGGCGGTAAGCAAGTCGCCTATATCAACGGCCAGATGATGTATATTTCTGATTTACAAGTCTTGAACAGCATCAAACTGGGTTACCACAAGATTTCTAAGTATTCAGATGACGGGGCTACCACGGCCATTACATTCGCTGGCGCATAAAGAAAGGAAGTACATAAATGGCTTTATCTGGGTCTTATACCTACACAGTCCCAAACACAAGGAACTATCTGGCCTTGACGGTCAGCTGGTCAGCTACTCAGTCTGTACCTAACAACAATTCAACCGTAAAAACTACTATAACGCTCAACCGCAAGTCTTATGGGGCTATCTACTCTAGCGGCTCTAAGGCTTGGACCTTAACAGTCAATGGCAGTAAGACGACTGGCACGGCATCAATTGCTGGTGGGAACAACTCAAACACTACGCTTGCTACTGCAACGACTACTGTTGGGCACAATGCAGACGGTACTAAAACGTTTGGTGTTACTTTCAGCATTAACTTTGGCGGTGTTAGCTGGGGTTCAACCGGTGCAACAATTAACAACGTTAGCACCGGTAACCACAACTTCACTCTTAATACAATCCCACGTGCGTCTACCTTTGCGTCTATTACTTCTGTGACACTAGGTCAAGCAGTGAGTGTTAACATTGCTAACCATGCAAACTTTAGCCATAACGTTCAGGCTCTAATAGGTAACACTTCGCTTCAGGGCTGGACGGGGCTAGCGGGTGGGGCAAATACCCTAACGTTTAATAGCTCCGCTATTGCTTCTTTGACGGCGGCACTCGCTACAGCTACTTCTGTCACTGTTAGCTGGATAATGAGCACCAACTCTGGCAGTACACAGATTAACCCCATTGCGCACGGCACTAGTACTGTGTCCCTGCCAGCAGGCGAGTTAGCACCTACTGCCGGAACGCTGAGTATATCAGAAGGTAATGCGACCGCCGTTAAGCTCTTTACCGCTGGTAAATACGTACAAGGTATTTCACAGCTCAAGTTCACACTTTCTGGGTCTAGTGCAAAACATGGCGCAACTATCAAGTCCAGTAGTATTAGTTTTGAGGGTGCAAGTTATGCCAGTGGTACGACAAGCGCCAAAATTCAAAACAGTGGCAACGTTGTAGTAACAGCGACGGTCACTGACAGTCGTGGGCAGTCTGCAAATACCAGCGTAACAGTTGCAGTAACACCATACTTCACGCCGTCAATTATGACAGCTATCGCTATCCGGTCTAATGCTAGTGGTGGTTTTGTGTCGGATGGGACTTACTGCACGACAAGTTATTCAGTCACTGCCGCAACTCTGCCAATGCTATCAGGTGGTAACTACCCAACAATATCTCTGGACATGCAGGCGCAAGGTGCTTCTGGTTGGACGCAAGTAAAGAGTATCCCGTACACAGCGGCAACCGCAACGGATACACAAGTATTAGGTTCAGGCTACGATGGGACTAAGGCTTACAACATTCGGATTATTGCCACTGACAAGGTGGGCGGCACTAACCAAGTTATTATCACTCTAGACGTTGCGCATGTGCTGATGTCGTGGGGCAAAACCCAAGTTGGGATAGGCAAGGTAGCTACACAAGGGACGCTAGACGTTTTGGGTGATACCTACTTAGAAGGTGGGTTGCACGTATCGGGTGCGGCTACTCTGGGTGCAACTACTATGTCAAGCGCTACAGTATCTGGTGCGCTTTCTGGGGACACCTTATCAGTAGGCGGTCAGGCGTTAAGTCCTACAATCATTTCACAGCTCAACAACGTTGGTAAGCTGTTGTGGTCTGGTGTACTCTATCCCCAAGCTGGAGATACGGCGGTAATGAGCATCCCACTTTCTCAGACACAAAATGGATGGTTGATTAGATGGTCATACTCCAATGGTTCAGCAATAAAAAATAATTATTACAACTACACTTTGCTTCCAAAAGTGGCCATAGAGTCCCCATCCCCAAGTAAGAATATGATTGTGACGCTGTCGATGCCAAACGTAGGCACGTTCTTCAAACGTCTGTGGTACAACGATACTGATATTTCCGGAGAAGCTAGCAATAATCAAGGGACACAAGCGCCACATGCATTAATGGATGCGGTGTTTGCATTTTAGGAGGCTGACATGGAAACAAAAGAAAAAATCAAGGTGCTGCTTGACTTAGATGACGACGGGTACATCATTGGCTATCAGCAAGAATTTTACGACGGTAAAGCATGGCAAACGCCATTTGATACCATGAACGCTGTTGAGCTGTCTCCAGACAGTTTAGCGGGTGTAGCGTTGGGTGCAACTAAGCTAGTTAATGGGGCTTTGGTGGTTGACACTGAGCACCAGAAAGCTATTGAAGCTCAAGACGCGGCCAATGCCCCTATCGACTATGAGGCCAAGATTGCTGAGCTAGAAGCCAAGCTAGATGCTGCCAACCAAGCTACCTTAGAGCTTGCAGACATGATGCTAGGAGGTGATAGCAATGATGCCAGCGCTAGCTAAAATGTATGCAGATGCTGTAACAAGTGGTGATAGAACTATCGAACAAGTGCCCGCAAGGATTCGGGCTGAGGTACAAAAACTATTAGATGCGGGTAAGGGTGAGGGTGTTTGAGCATGACAGAATGGATAGCCGTCATTAGTGCAGGCGTTGGCGCGCTTAGCACTATTTTTGTTGAGAAAATTAAGCACAACGACCATGAAGATGTTTACGCTGACCATACCGCCGAACTCTTTACGCGTCTAGACAAAATCACGAAAGAACGTGATGAACTTAAATTCCAAGTAATAGAACTACAGGCGAAGGTAGACGAACAAACGGCCCAGATTGAGCAACTTAACGAGCAGATGGTTAAACTCACAAAGGCTGTGAAGGGGGTAGAACAAGATGAACAATTGGACTGATTTAATTGTAGCAATTGCGGTGGCGGTTATCCCTATTATCGGGGCTTATCTCAGTAAGAAGCTGGTTGGCAATAAGCAGGCGGTGGCAACCTTGCAAGTCCTCGAACCACTAGCACAAGCCGCTGTTATTGCCGCTGAGCAGGCTGGGGTAGTTGATGGGATTACTGGCGAAGCTAAGAAGTCTAATGCTGTACAGTCTGTAATGGCTAGTTTAGCTAAGCTTGGGTTTACCAAGGCAGACGGGGACATGGTAGGCGATGCAGTGGAAAAGGCGTTCGCTGACCTTAAATACCAGCTACACAGCACGTACAAAGTACCTGAGACAGCCATACAGCCCTCTAGTACCACTACAACTACAGTGCCGGTAACTTCTACCACCACTACTACGACGCCTGTAACAGGGCAGAAAGGGGCTTAGATGAAGTTAAGAAGTAAACTATTAGTTATCGCGGCGGGGTTGGTTATGGCTCTGTCGTTTTCAGTTTCTACTATTGTATCCGCGTCAACTCGAAGCTATGGGGTTGACTGGTCTAAGTACCAAGGTAGCTATGGGAAGTATGGCACAGCTAAGGATAAGTTTGTCATTGCTCAGATTGGTGGGGTCTACGCAGGATATGGTTACATTGACCAAGCCACCTATAAGACCCAAGTAAGCTCTGCTATTGCCGCCGGTAAGTACGCCCACACTTATATCTGGTATCAAGTAGGTGGAAGCACCACGGTAGCTAAGGAAGCTATGGACAGGTTCTTACCACGTATTCAGACGCCAAAAGGTTCTATCATTGCTCTGGACTATGAAGACGGGGCAAGTGTTTCTGTCTCTGCTAATACAGACGCAATCCTCTATGGGATGAATCGCATTAAGCAAGCTGGCTACACCCCAATGTACTACTCTTACAAGCCTTATACTTTGGCTCACGTTGACTACAAGCGCATTTTGAAGGCTTATCCCAACAGTCTTTGGATTGCGGCATACAAGAACTATGTTCCATGTGTAACACCAGACTTTGGGTACTTCCCAAGCCTTGACGGTATCGCCATTTGGCAGTTTACTTCTACCTATGGCACAGGCTCACTAGATGGCAATATCGACTTAACGGGTATCACCACACAAGGTTATACCACAGCTACTAAGACTGGTACTAAGGTAACTGTGCGCCCTAAGACTTCTACCAGTGCTACCAAAGCGGGACAATCCGCTAACACAGCCTCTAAGTCAGCTATTAAAGCTGGTATGACTGTTAAGGTTAACCTATCCGCATCAAAGTGGGCTACTGGTCAGTATATCCCTTCATTCATCAAGGGTAAGACCTACACTGTAAAGCAGGTCAATGGTAACCGTGTCTTACTCAACGGGGTTATGTCTTGGGCCAACAAGTCAGATGTAGAAATACTAGCTACCAACACTGCTAAGCCCGTTACCACCTATGACTATGCCCAACGTGGCCTCTATCGACCATCTTACACAGTAAATGTCCGTACTGGTATGGGTACGCAATATCGTATCACAGGACAGCTTGGCTATGGTGACCATATCACCTACAACCATGTCTATATCCGCAATGGCATTGTATGGGCAAGATACCAAAGCTACACTGGCATCCGCTACGTCGCCCTTGGTGTCAATGGCGGCCAAGCTTACGGAACACGTTCTACTTATTAGGATAAACTAATAGACCTCAACCATAACCGGCTGGGGTCTATTTTTGTATAAAGTCTTGCAGTGCTGACTTCCCGTGTTTTAACTATAATCTGTTATTTATAGGTTTCATCAATTTTAAACTCGAAATCCGTCGAACCGGCTAATACCGGCGCGCAGGTTCAAATCCTGTACTCTCCTGAAAATTAGTTTTATATTTGAAGTCATCGCGAACGTTGATCTGACAGGATCTTAACGAAGTGGTGGC